ACACATTGGCTACATAGCAGAAGAAGTTAATGAAATAGATTCTCTAAAATATATTGTTGTCCTAGACAAAGATAATAACCCTTTAGGTCTTAAATATGACCTTCTTTCTGTCTACTCTATAGAGGTTTTAAAAATATTATTAGATAGAGTACAAGACTTAGAAAATGAAATTAAAACTTTAAAAGAAAGAACATAGCATATTATGGGGTTAAGATTTGGGACTTTGTGGTTTGGCAATAAGCCTACTTTATTACAACAAATTTCTTGGAACTCATATATTTATCACGGTCATGAATTAAATATATATTTATATGATATGTCTATTAAAGTACCAAATGGTGCAATTAAAAAAGATGCAAATGAAATTATATTAGAAAAAGATATATTTTTGCCAAAATTTAGCAATCCTCTTTCTGGAGGTGGTCATGGTCAGTTTGCAGACGCATTTAGAATGTATATGTTAAAAAAAACAAATCTTATTTGGACTGATTCTGACATGGTTTGTTTAAGTGATAATTGGCCAAATCCAGAACCATATCTTTTTGGTTTATTTATGGAAGGACCATCTGCAACAGACGAACCACCAAGAGTTAATGGTGATATTTTATACATAAGTAATGAAAAAATTATAGATGAAATAATTGCAGAGCTTGGAGATTTTCCTATTTTTTATGGAGAAAATGAAATTAAGACTGGCCCAGAATTACTAACAAGAATAATTTTAAAAAATGATTTAATAATCTTTGCACAAAAACAAAATATTTTTCATCCAATAAACTATGCAGATGCTAGTTATTTTGCAAAAACAGAACATTTTGAGGAAACAATGGATAAAATGTCTAATAGTATTGCTATTTCTTTATATTATAATTCTTGGATTAGACATCAATTGTTAATTCCTAAAATAAACTCTATTCCAGACGAAAAAACAGTTGTTGGATTTTTAACAAAAAAATATATAAGTGATATACTATTTATATAGAGCCAAAAGGAGAAAAAATGGAAAATGGACACCTAATTAACAATAGCTATACTGATGAAAATACAAACCCATGGTTTACAAAAGATAGATCAGAAACCATATTAAATAGAGTTGAAAGAACACTTGGTGAAGATATTGTAGTTGAAAACCCAGGTATAGGATTAAACATATATAAGAATGTTTTTTCTATTGATGATGCAAACAGGTATATAGATATACTTGAATCAAATTTATCAAATGATAAAAAATATAAATGGGCCGATGCTACAGTTACAAACTCTCCAACACCAATTAAAAGAGCAAGAGATTGTGTAGACTTTAAATATAAACAAGAAAATTTAGGACCAAGAGATGAGCATAATGCAGAACTCTTAGATCTTCATCAAGAAATATATGAAAAATTAAAATATTGTGTAGATGACTATGCTAAATATTGGGGAATAAGCGTTGTTTATTATGAAGCTTTTAATTTTGTAAAATATGAAGGTAAAGGAACACACTTTAATATACACGCAGATCATGGACCAGCATACAACTGCACAGTTTCTGCTGTTATATATATTAACGATGACTATGAGGGTGGAGAAATTAGATTTCCAAGATTAGATGGTTATACACACAAACCAAAAGTTGGAGACATAGCAATTTTTCCATCAAACTATATCTATGAACATGCATCATTGCCGATGGAATCAGGAACAAAATATTGTGTAGTTGTTATGACAGACATTAATAAGTTAGGCCATAAAGAAGTTGTTTAAAAGTTCTGGAGGCAATGAAAACATAATAAAGTTTAGACCATATAGACCATGGCTAAATGAAAAAAGTTCATCTGCACCATCTACAACGCAGTCTGTAATTCCAGCATGGTATAAAAATGCAGATAGATTTGCAAAACATCCATTTACTGAAGAGTATTATCAAGCAACAAAAGAAATATGTCCAATTCCAAAAGAAGGCACAGAGTCAGATTATGGCAAAATTCCAACATGGAAAGCTTGTCCTGCAATTATGGATGGCTTTTCAACAGGATATGTTTTAAAGGTTCCATGTGATATTACATTTTTTAAAAATGAGCAAGGATCTATTGATGTTAAAGTATCAGATAAAAAGTATGAAGATTTCTGTACAAAAAGAGCTCCAATGCCACAGTTTGAACATCCAAAAGGATTCTATAGGGATCATTTTGCTTGGTATTCAAATTGGGGGTTAGAGCTTCCAGAAGGATATAGTGCATTATTTATGACACCAATGAACAGATTTGATCTACCATTTTTAAATACAACTGGTATAGTTGATTGTGATAAGGTTAATATTCTTGGAACATTTCCATTTTTTATTGCAGAAGGCTGGGAAGGCGTCATACCAGAAGGAACTCCATATTTACAGATTTTTCCTTTTAAAAGAGAAAACTGGAAACAAGAAATAGAAGTTCTAGATCAAAAAGAAATTTATAATAAATTAGTAGATAATGCAAACTTTTATCGCAAACCAGATGGCGGTATATATAAAAATAAGATATGGTCAAGAAGAAAATATAGCTAGGTAGTGTTATAATTATAACTATAAAGGAGAAAATATAATGCAAAGTTGGACAGAAAAAGAAAACCTTGGAAATGGTATTGTTTGCTACAGGGGTGTTATAAAAAAAGAACTTGATGTAATTAATAGACTTGAAAACACCTTGGGTTCTGTTGCTGAGTATGGAGAGTTATCCCCTGAAGGAAAAAGATATCACTGGATGCCAGCATATGTTGGATACAAGCAACTTATGCCAGACTATAGAGATTGTTATGATTTTAAATTTAAAAAAACAGATATAGAAACAGATCCTAGCGAAGAATCTTTAAAATTACAGTCTTTGTGGCAAGATGTTTATGATGCTCAAGTTGAAGCAGTTAATGACTATAGAAGAGACTATAATCTTGGCGATTTAAAATATTGGGAAGCATTTAATTTTATTAAATATGGTCCAGGACAACACTTTATGGAACACCACGACCATGGATTCTCATATAACTGCACAGTTTCTTTAGTTGCATACGTAAATGATGATTATGAAGGTGGAGAACTATATTTTAGATTACAAAATCTAAATATTAAGCCAAAAGCTGGAGATCTTTTTATATTTCCATCTAACTTTATGTATCCTCATCAAGCAATGCCAGTTCACTCAGGTACAAAATACTCTATTGTTACTATGTTAGATTATAATAAAAAGTTTCATACACCAGAAATGTATGTAGAAGACAAAGACTAATGTTAAATATTACAGTTGAAAAATTTCCAGAATCTTTTGTAACAATTTCTCCAATGTCTATTAAAAGAGACTGGATGGATGCTACACCAGAAAAACATGCCTATAGATGTTTTCCAGTAACATCAGCAAATATGGTTGGTTGGAATATTTCATGTGATAAAGATATAAGGTTTATCTGGGACGGAATTAATGATACAAGTCAGGATCATGTAAAGATTTTAGAAGGAGGAGACTTTACTTATACGGGAAGAGGCCAATCAAGTGTAAGTATTCACACTGGATTGATCTTTAGAACAGATGAAAACATTAGCCTTCTTACTATAAATCCAGTAAACTATTTTAATGATAACTTTGAAACAATTGCAACAGTAATTAGCACTTCTTGGCTAGACTCTGGATTTCCTTTAGCAATAAAATCAAAAGTTGCTAATAAAGAAGTGTTAATAAAAGCTGGAGAACCTATTGCGACTATTATACCAATTTCATTGTCAGCAATGGACAAAACTGAAATACAAATTTTTAAGTATTCAGATCCAGATAGGGTAAGAGAAAATAAAAATAAATCATACGGAATAGCCTCACAAAAAATTAATTCTGCTGGACGATGGACAAATTGGTATAGAAATGCAACCAATGAAAATGAAGAAAAAATAGGAAGTCATGAAGTAACAACCCTAAAGTTATCAGTAAAAGATAATAGAGAAATGGTATAATAAAATTATGACAAGCGTAAATATTCAAAATAACGATGATAAAAAATCAATCACACCTTCTGGGTTTTTTGGTACGGAAAAGGATATGATTGTTGAGTTAGAAAATTTTATGACTCCAGAAGAAATAGTTTTTTTAGAAAATGCAGCAAAATCAATTAACATTTGGGATCAAACCGAAAGTCATGTAAATGAAAATGGAACTGTAATATATGATTCTGGATATTGGGCAAACAGAGTTGCAAGTGGACCAAGATTAGATGAAACCGATCCAAAGATAGTTCCAGTAATTATAAATCTTGTAGAAAGATTAAAACCAGTAATAGAAGACTTTTTTAAAGTAAAAGCTCAACCAACTGGACAAAGTATTGTAAAATGGCCTCCAGGGTATAGACAAGAGCCACATGCCGATAAAGAGCTACATGTTGGTTTAGATGCTGGACTTGCAAATGATTTTCCTTGGTATGATTTATCAAGTTTATTTTATTTAAATGATGATTATGAGGGTGGAGAGCTATATTTTCCATTACAAGATATTAAGTTTAAACCTAAAAAAGGAGCAGCATACTTTTTTCCAGGAGATATGAACTATATACATGGAGTAACTGAGATTACAAGTGGAGTTAGATTTACCTGTCCATTTTTTTGGCAAATAACAGAGCA